AGGGCGAAGTTCTGTTCACTTAAGTTTCAAGCGTTTGTCAATTTTGGTGTGTATGGGTATGATAAAGAGATAGAACCTTACAGGCGCACGAGAGGACCTCATGATTTCAACAAGTTTGAACAAGTTCCGCTTGATAAACTGTTGTTTTACAATGCTGTGGACTCGCTTGTCACTTACTGGTTGTATGAGAAACAGAGGAAGGAGCTGCGCGGAAGGCTGAAAGATGCGAACAAATTTTTCCTTAGAGGTCTTATTGCACTGTCTAATGCGGAGGACCATGGTATTAGGATGGATGAAAACTACTACAATAGAACACATAGTGAGCTTACGGAGAGAATCAAGACACTTGAGAGAGAACTTTTGACCTCTAAAGAAGCACAACTTTTTAGAGAAAAAACCAGGAGACCTTTAAACCTGAAGTCAGTTAAGGACCTTAGGGAACTCTTCTACGATATTCTCAAGCTTGAGCCTGTGAAGCTTACTGCAAAAGGTGGACCATCGGTGGATCACGATGTGCTTGTCACAATGGGAAATGAATTTGCGAGCAAGCTTGCCGAACTGAGGAAATGTCTTAAGCTTAGGGATACGTATTTGTCACAATTTCGTAGAGAGATAGTGAATGGCAAGATGTACCCAATATTTAACCTTCATGTAGCCCGCACCTACCGTTCAAGCTCTGAGCTACCTAACTTTCAAAACATTCCAAAGCGTGACAAGGAGGCAGAGAAAGTCACACGTTCAGGCATCTTACCTTCACCTGGTTTCAGGATTTGTGAGGTTGATTATAGTGCGATTGAAGTTAGGATTGCAGCATGTTTCACATGTGACCCTGTTCTTGTGGCATACATTAATGATCCGAACTCAGACATGCATAGGGATCAAGCGAAAGAGCTTTTTATTGTTGATGACAATCAGGTAACGAAAGAGTTGAGATACTACGCGAAGAACGGGTTTGTGTTTCCTGAGTTTTATGGGTCTTATTACAAGAGTTGCGCAAGGAACTTGTGGGAGGAAGTGGTAGAGGGTGGAGTTGTTACAGGTGAAGGAATCACTGTGAAGGAGCATCTGAAAAGAGAAGGAATCAAGAGTTATGAGGATTTTGAGAGACATGTGCAGGAGGTTGAGGAGAGGTTTTGGGAGAGGTTTAAAGTTTTCAAGCAGTGGCAAGAGGATGTTGTCGAGTTTTACAAGAGGAAAGGGTATGTTGAAATGTTTTTCGGTTTCAGAAGATCAGGCTATCTCTCAAGGAACCAGATTATAAACACTCCTATACAAGGAACAGCTTTTCACTGTTTGCTCTGGTCACTTATTACACTTGACGAGATAAAGAGGAAGGAGGGGTGGAAAACTTCCTTTATGGGACAGATACATGACTCTATAGTGATTGATATGGACCCTCTTGAGCAGGATTATGTGCTTGAGGTGATTCATAGGGTGATGTGTGAGGATATTAGGAAGGAACATCCCTGGATAATTGTTCCACTCGAGATAGAGGTTGAGCTTGCTCCTATTGATAGGAGCTGGTATGAGAAGAGAGGAGCAATCAGGGGTAAAGTTTTGATAGGAGACGGGGTGGAGGAGAAGTGGATTATGGTTGAAGATGAGGGGTCTGGGATTCTTGCGGGCATAAAAGAGCCAAGGGTAATTAGAGAAGGTGACGTGTGGAGAGTTGCAGAGTGAAGATCGTTCAGCCTGTCTATTCTGTGGGTATAATTATTGATGGAGGGAAGTATTGTGAAGGCAGAGAGTCTACCGTTACATCTAAAATACAGGCCAAGAACGTTTGACGAGATTGTAGGTAACGAAGAGGTAGTTGAGAGTTTGAAAGCTCTATTGCGTAAGGATGGAGTACCTCATTCTTTTCTCTTCCAGGGACCTTCGGGGTGCGGTAAGACTACACTTGCACGAATTGTTGCGAGGGAGCTTGGCTGCGATGAGAGAGAGTTTTATGAGTATAATGTTGCAAATGTTCGTGGGATTGATACAATCAGAGAGATAATTCAGCAGTGTAGATTTACTCCGATAAGAGGTAGAGTTAAGGTTTATGTGCTTGACGAATGTCACCAGCTTACCAAGGACGCCCAAAACGCGTTGCTTAAAGTTCTTGAAGACACGCCAAAGCATGTTTACTTTATTCTCTGCACCACCGACCCCGAAAAACTTATCAAGACTATTAGAACAAGGTGCGTCACGTACTCTGTAACTCTTTTGCCTACCCCGAAGATTGTGATGCTGCTCAAGAGAGTTTGTGAGAGTGAAGGTGTAAATTTTTCTCCGAAGCTTCTTAGAGAGGTTGCGAGGGCCTCTGGAGGTTGTCCAAGAAAAGCGCTTGTGATACTTGACTCTGTTATCGGTATGGAGGATGAAGAGGAAGCAATGGCTGCGGATGAAAAATTTGTGCCTGACGAGGTACAGGTGGTTGAGATATGCAGAAAGCTCATCGACTGGAGGATATCTCCTTCTGTCAAGTGGAGAGAGATTAGTAGGATTCTTAAGTCTATTGAGGATGATCCTGAACAGATTCGTTACATGATTCTTAACTACATGGCAAAGGTGCTTCTTGATACCCCTGACGATAGGATTGCAAAGATTATGGCGCTCTTTCAGAGCTCGTTTTTGTACACAGGGAAGGCTGGGCTTGTTTACAACTTATACCTTGCGTGTAAGGTGGGGGGTGGAAGTTGAGTAAGTTGAAGGATGAGCTTAGGATTGATAAGTATGCACTTGATGAGGAGTGGCAAAGACAGTCACTTCTTTATAACAAGTGGGCGGAGGCTTATGCGGAGGCTGTTGAGGAGAGGGATATAGCTGAGCTTGAGCTCGATGTGGTGGAGGCAGAGCTCTTTGAAAGTGTTAAGAAGGACTGGAGACGTTACGGTCTTGACAGATCTCCCACTGATACGAGGGCAAAGCAGATTGTAAAACTACAACCTCAATATAGAGAGGCTTACGAGAGGTATGTGAAGGCGAAGAAGAATGTGAATATGATTGAGGCCGCAAGGAGGGCACTTGAGCATAAGAAGAAAGCACTTGAATTCATTACGCTCCTCTGGCTTGCAAACTACTATGCAGAGCCTTATGTACCGAAGGAGGCAAGAGAGAGGATGGAAGATCTAAACAGGAAACTGATTCAGGAGAAACTGACTTCACTTGTGAGGAAGAGGCTAAAGGAGGAGGATTAAACGTGGTAGATATGCTAGTGCTTGGAGGAGCAGTGGTTGTTATAGGTCCTCTTGTGCTTTATGTGCTTGCGCGTGTGATTTCCTCTGCGGTTTTTAGGAGTTACTTTGAAGTGAAGAGGGAGATGGAGAAGAAGGAGCAGGATAACTAAACTTAAGGAGGTGTAACTTATGATAGATAGAAAAAAGCTTGAAGAACAGCTTTTAAACCAGATGAAGAGAAGTTATGAGACGGCGAACAACTACTTGATGGCAAAGACCATCTTCAAGCCGGACCTTGATGTTCAGTTCTGGACTTGTAAAGAAGGGACACATGTGATTGATATTTTGCCTTATATCGCGGGGAAGAACAATCCTCATGCAAAGCCTGGTGAGTCTACGTATTTACTTGACCTATGGGTTCACTATGGGGTTGGTGTGAATGATGATGCATACATTTGTCTCGCTAAAACTTATGGTAAGCGTTGTCCTATATGTGAGTACAGGAAGGATATTTTGAGGAAAGGGGAAGAGGTTGAGAGAGCAAATGAGCTCATGCCAAAGCGTAGGGTGGTCTATGCTATAGTGTGTTACGACTCGAAGGAGGAAGAAGATAAGGGGGTGCAGGTGTGGGAGGTCGCTCACTTTTTCATGGAGAGGCATCTTGTTGAGCTTGCAAAGAATCCGAGAACAGGAGGTATGGTTCTCTTTGCTTCACCTTACAAGGAACAAGGTAAAAGCATACAGTTCACCAGGAGAGGTAGAGGTCGCGGTAACGTTGAGTTTATTGGGCATAAGTTTCTAGATAGGGATTATGATATTGATAAGAAGTTACTAGAACAGGTGCCGTGTCTTGATGAGCTTATATACATTCCTACTTATGAGGAGGTGTATGAGGCTTTTCACGGGGAGAGGGTAGAGGAGAAGAGGGAGCGTAGGAGAGTGAGAGAGGAGGTGAAGGAGGAAACTGTTGAGGAGGAAGCTGTAGAAGAGGAGACTATAGAGGAGGAGATTGCGCCAAGGAGAAAGCACCATTACGTTAGGAGAGAGGTCGAAGAGGTGGAGGAGCCTGAAGAGTCTGTTGAGGCGGAGAAGAGTGAAAAGGCGGTGGAGGAGAGAGGTAAAACACCTCGTTGCCCTGCAGGTGGAGTGTTTGGAAGGGATATTGATGAGTTTGACCATTGTGCGTGGTGCGAACTTTACGATAAGTGTTTTGAGGAGTTTGAAAGACTTGAGAAGGAGAGAAAGAGAGGTAGGTTGCATAGAGCGCGTCGTTAAAAGAGAGGTTAGGTGTATATGTGTGCCACCACAGTTAAGTAGGGTGTTACATATTGGTGTGTGC